CTTCTGTTGCCATACTACTTCCTTATAATATATTTGCGTCTAATTTGTCTATCTTTTTCTAAAGCAAATATTTCTTCTGTTGTTCTACCTTGTTTAGTATCAAAGCCATAATGATTTTTACTGTCATTGTGAAACCTATCTACTAACACATACCTATAAACATAATTATCTTTTTTAAAATGTAATACAGGTTTTAAATTTTGTATCTTTTTCATAAAAAGATGGGGGATTACTCCCCCACCCAATATTTTTTACTAGTCTAGAACGTATGTCATCTGAACTGTTATAAGTCCAGTTGCATTTCCACCAGCAGTAGTCGTAAGAACCTTACTGACCAGAAGGAATAGACTTCTAGTCTAAAAGACTTTAAATCCAAGAATTGCCTATCATTATTGATGGATAACTTTTCTGATTATTTAAGTTAATCAACAATAATGGAGAGACAAATATGTCATCACAAATAACTACAGCATTTGTACAGCAGTATTCTGCTAACATACAAATGTTATCTCAACAAATGGGATCGTTATTAAGAGACAAAGTTCGTGTTGAATCTGTGGTTGGAAAAAATGCTTTTTTTGACCAAGTAGGTTCAGTAACTGCTCAACTTAAAGTAAGCAGACACTCAGACACTCCGCAAATAGACACTCCTCACTCAAGAAGAAGAGTATCTCTTGCAGACTATGAGTTTGCTGATCTAATAGATCAACAAGACAAAGTACGTCTTTTAATTGACCCAACTTCATCTTACGCTCAAGCCGCTGCTATGGCAATGGGAAGAGCTATGGATGATGTTATAATCGCTGCTGCAACTGGACAAGCCTTCACAGGTGAAACAGGTGCAACAACTGAAAATGCTCAAACAGCAATCGCTGCTGGTGGTACTGGTTTAACAATCGCAAAATTAAGAACTGCAAAACAGACTTTTGATTTAGCAAGTGTTGATCCTTCTATCACAAGACACATTGTTGTAGGACCAGAACAAATCAATAACCTTTTAGGAACAACTGAAGTAACTTCATCTGATTTCAATACTGTAAAAGCATTGGCAAATGGCGAAGTAAATTCATTCCTTGGGTTCAACTTTACTGTATCAAATAGACTTAGCAAAACAGGTAACGACAGAACTTGTATTGCTTTTGCACAAGATGGTATCACTCTAGGAATTGGTAAAGATGTAAATGCTAGAATAGACGAGAGAGCAGACAAATCGTATGCAACTCAAGTTTACTACTGTATGAGCATCGGTGCTACTAGAATGGAACAAGCAAAAGTTCTTGGTATAGTATGTCAAGAAGCATAATAGGAGAAATATAATGGCTACAGTTTATTCAGTCCAAAAGACTAAATGGGACCAAAATGTTCCTTCACAAAAAATAGATACTACAGAATTAGCAGGTAGAGTAAGAGTTGCTTTTGCAGAATACGAAGCAGAAACAGCTACACCTTTATCTCAAAATGATGTAGTTCAAATGTTTAATTTACCTAATGGTGCAAGAATTGTATCTGGTAGATTAGCACATGATGCTTTAAATAGTTCAACTCAATTATCAGTTGGTTATGCGGCACACACTAGCTCAGCAGGTTCTACTGTTGCGTTAGATGCTGATGCGTATAAAGCTGCGGCAAGTTCTGCTTCAGCTTCAGCTGTTAATGTTGCGAACACTATTGCATTAGGAGAAAACTCTATTGTAGATGCTAATAAAGATGGTTTACCTGTCTCTATTACTCTTACAGGAGCAGTAGCTAGTGGAACGATTCAGCTTACAATGTTTTACGTTGTAGACTAATCTAACATTAGTTAAAATAATAGAATTTTAGGCGGTGAAAGCGAGAGTGGAAACCGCCTAGAATGTTTAAAGTAAAAACATAATAGGAGAAAAATGAGCTTATATAGAAATATAAACAAAAGAAAAAAGCGGGAACATCAAGACCAAAATCTAAAAGTACAATCACAAAGAAAGCCTACGCAAATATGAAAGCTGGTTTTCCAAAAAAGAAGAAAGCATAATCAATGGCATCAGTAGTAGACATCTGTAATGGCGCATTAAAC